ATGCCTAAGATAACTAAACCGCTCACAGATACAGAAATAAAAAAAGCAAAGCCAAAGGATAAAGAATATAGCCTTACAGATGGTTATGGTCTGTTCTTATTGGTATTACCAAGCGGCATTAAAACATGGCGCTTTAACTACATTCGCCCATATAGTAAAAAGCGAACCAAAATATCATTAGGGGTTTACCCTACTGTTACTCTCGCGCAAGCTAGGGTTATCAGAGATGAATATTTGGCTTTACTTGCTAAAAATATCGATCCACAAGAACATAAAAAAGAACAGGAAAGAATAAATACAGCAAAAAGCGAAAATACTTTTCTGAAAGTGGCAGAAAGATGGAGAGAAAAAAGATCGAGAGAAGTTGAAGAAACTACGATGCGGAAAAACTGGGAGCGCCTAGAAAATCACTTATTCCCAATCATCGGTCATTATCCTATTCATAAAATAACGCCCCCTATACTAATAGAAGCGGCAAAGCCATTAAATGAGGCAGGAAAAAACGATACCTTACACAGAATTCTAAATCTGGCGAATCAGATTTTAGATTATGCCGTTACTGTGGGTGTGTTGTCTTTCAATACTTGTCAAAAAGTAAGTATCGCATATCATAAAGAAGCACAAACGCACCACCCAGCAATTACACCAAGTGAACTACCTAAGCTAATAACCGACTTCCAAAACTCAAATAGAGAATTTCTTACGAAAGTGCTTTTTAAATGGCAACTACTCTCAATGGTTCGACCTGCTGAAGCTGTGAGTGCTGAATGGTCTGAAATTGATTTTGATAAAAAACTTTGGTTTATACCAGCTGAAAAAATGAAGAAAACACGGAAAGGGCAATATCCTCATACAGTACCGTTATCAGCTCAAATGCTTAAAATATTGGAAAATCTACGACCTATCACTGGTGTGAATAAATTTGTATTTCCACATTATCGTCAGCCTAATAAGTCAATGAGCAAAGAAACGATAACGAGAGCATTAAGAAAAATTGGCTATCAAGGAATTCAAGATTCTCATGGATTACGCTCTATCGCGAGAACATATTTAGAAGAACAAGCAGTTGATTTTAGAGCGGCAGAAAGCTGCCTTGCTCATAGAATTGGAAATGAAACCAGTCAAGCATATAACCGAGCAGAATATATCGAGCTAAGACGACCTTTGATGCAGCTATGGGGTGATTACTGCGAACAATGCGGAATGGATTTAACGTTTGATAAAGTAAAAGATAGAAATTAAAAAGATTTTTTTTTATGTTTTAGTCGTCAGGTCGTCATGTTTTTGTTTTTTTCATTTAAAATCAATGGGTTAGAGAATGACGACCGTCATCAGGTCGTCATTAGGTCGTCATTAAAAAGCATTATCATACAAAAAAAAGCGGGGGTTTCCCCCCCGCTGCTATTGTGGCTCTAGAATTTCTTTCTTAAATTCATCAAAGTCTTTAAAGTGGACGTTAGTTTTGCGCCCCTTGTCTGTTTTGTGCTTTTTGAACGAATATTCGTTGCCATGTTGATTTAGAGATTGTTCAATGCCTTGAGTAAATCTAACCACATTGAGCGCGGCTAAGCCTAATGCCCTAACATACCCGAGATAGGCATGATATAGATATTTGCTTGGGTTGCCTAAACCATTTGGAACGTTTCCAATAAAAAGCCCATCTATTTTTTCTGTTGTGTAAAAGTACTCAAAGAAAGCCGTTAAAGGGTCGGAGTCCATCTTAATTTTCAAAGACTCTTTACTTTTCTGTTGTCTTTCTAAAGCCGCTTTTGCCTCCATAGGGTCTGGGAACTCATTAAGTAACTTTCTAATAATTCCGCCTACTTCAAGCGTGATTTTGTCCATGAAATCAGGGTCTCGCTCTTTCTCTGGAACTACTTTATCAAAACAAAAATTCACAGCTCGTCTATCTACACCGCCGTTACGTTCAGTCCATTTACACGGTTCATTGTTAATAATCATTACTGAAGCCTTTACTTTCGTATCGATAGGCGAACAGTAGTTATGTCTTATCCGCACAGTATCACCACCAGTTACCGCTTTTACACCGCTTCCATCTCCAGCATATTTTGTTTGCTCTGCGCAAATAATCAATTTTTTATCTTCAAATCCAGCAAGCCCCCTTTCATCGTCAAAGTTTTCTAATCTACCTGCTCCAATATTCTTTTCTCCAACTAATAGTGTTGCAATGTTGGCAAATACCGATTTTCCGCTGCCACCTTTCCCTGTTACTTGGAAAAATACTTGCCAGTTATAGCGATTAGTTAAAATCGCATACAAAGCGGCTAAGATATTTCTAGCCTTTTCTTGGTTACCATCGGCTACAAAATTAAGCCACTTATTAAAATGAGGTGTTCCGACTTCTTTTTCGCGAAATGTATGCGGAATGTATGTTGTTAACCAGTTTTCACGTTTATGGGGTTCAAATACTAGCGTTTTACAATTTAGTATTCCATTATCAAAAAATATAGAATCTTCTGGAGGTTCGTCCATTTTTGGCAACTGAATTTTAAAAGTCTTAATAACAGTGCTAATTGTGCGATCGCTATAACCTAATCTATTCTCATCAAAGAAATTTACCATAGCTGATTCAATATCTTCAGCATCGACTTTTTCCCATACTTTACCAGTATAACGAAAGAATTCGCCACTTCCTCGCTGTATGGCTAAATCCTCGTTAAACCATTTACGGAATGCGCTTGCTTTTTCGCTAGCCCGGTCCGTTTCTTTGACCTTAATCAGCTCTTTACTTTGATATTCATCGCGCAATTTTTTAACAAAGGCGCTACTATCCGCAATTAGATTGCCTGATTCATCTCGTTCTGGTTGGCCTGCTTCATCACAGAAAATAACTTTTTCAGCAGTAGAGTTTACAGCTAAATTTTCACAAATAGCCCGCTTATCTTTCTCACTTAATTCGCCTGCTCGAAAGATGCTAACCTTACCGCATTCTATAGCTAATTCTCTTTCTTCCTTTATGGATTCTCTAGTTAGAATTACTGGCTTATAACCTTGCTCAGCTTGTGTTAATTCGCAAATTAGTTTAGCTCGCTCTTTATTTAGAGCATCGCTTCCAGCAATGATATAAGCCTCGAATGGCTTGCCTTTTGGCTGTACTTTTACATTTGGTGCTAGCATAAGTAACTCCATGTCGGGTTTTTAATACCTAATTTTGCTTCGATAGCTTGCTGCTGTTTACGCAACATATTTAAAATAAAACTCAATGAGGCGTGTAATAGTAAGGATTCAACCACTTCTGCTGGCTCTTTCGTGTGTTTAATTTTAAGAGACAACTTAAGTAAGTGTTTTTCTAGCGTTAAAATTTCTTCTATCATATTCGCTAACACACTATCGTCTGGAGTAGAGTTGAATAAGATGTCGGTAACTGTGTTTTGACTTTCATCTAATAGTGGGAATATCTGTTTAGCATCGTTTTCATATATAGCTGAAATCATTTGTTTTTCACATCGAGAAAGCCCTTTGATTGCGTTTTGATATTCTTTTTCTAAATCTCTCATGTTATGCCTCCACCACTTCTAAATCTTCCATTTCAGACAATGCTGAAGCTAAAATCCCATGAATTCCTTCGATTGCCACGCTAATATCTGTGCCGTCCATTTCAGAAAGGCGAGATTTAAACATGGCCTCTAATAGGGTTGCTGCCTGCCAGCATTTGGACGTTGCTTCAGTAAATTTTTCTTTTTGGGTTAGTGTTTTTTTAGCCATTTTGTTATTCCTCAATTCTTACAAGTTTGCCGTTTTTGCTGTTTTCCTCAATCTCTTCAAGGAAGTATTGGACTGCAGAAATAGCGGTCTTTATGGTGCTTGTATTGGTAAAGAATTCTTCAGGCTCATCACATTCATTATTTGGGCTGTCATTCTGAATGAGTGTTAAAATTGCGTGAGCGTATCTTGTTGAAGCCACGATTTTATTTACTTGTTCCGCACTGAATACAGTGTGCGTTGGTAATGTAAATTTACGCATATAAGCCCCCTTTTGCTGGTGTGAGGGCAATTAAGACGGCTGTAGAGGTTAAACTTAAGAGAGAATGAGCTTCTTTCTCGTTGCTTGCTAGGATTGAGATTTTTAGACGGTTTTCGCCTATGATTAGAAATTTGTAGAACATAGCTAACAGCTCCAATTGTAATTTTTGAAGGGCTATCGCTTTACTTTCCACGGTTTGGCGATAGCGTTTAGCGGGGTGGAAAACTGCGACAATTGGAACACAGCCAACGATTAAACGTTGCCCACTAAACGCTACCATTGATAGAGATTCAACGAGACCAAAATTGGTCTGGTTAAATTCATTTGATAGAAACACAACAAAACCTGTTTTGATTTGGTTGTTTCCTTTGGGTGTGTTTAGTTTACGAACAAAAAAAGCACGATTATTTAAAGGCGTGCTAGTGTTCGCCAATTGTTTATTATTCGAGTTTCCACGCTCGGTTATCAATTTAGTGATAACCTTGTCAAATGTATTAGAAACATCAGAACTTGTCAAACTTTTAAATTGTGAAAGTTTTTCATTTAATGTATAATTAACTTGATTTTGATTCATATTTAGCTCTTTTTTATGAATTGAAATTAGTGTGGCGAGTAGTCTCATTTCTGAGGTTGAGGAACTGCACCGCTTGGGCGATCCTTGCGGTGCTTTCTTTTTCTACTCAAAACGTGAATAGGCTTGTTTTTCTTCGATTGCTGTAAGCTCGCCACCTTTAGCTTTGTAAATAGCAATAACTTGCTTTAACTGCTGCTTATTTGCCACTTCATAACGGTAGTATTGCCCTAAACCGTCTTTTGTTTTTTCTCTCGTGCGTTTCACTTTTTCGGTTAAATGTTTACGCTCAAGCTCACTAATGTAATTACGAGCAGATGTCATATCCATTGAATAACCATCAATACCGCTAATACTGTCAATAATTAAGCGATATGCCACTTTTTGAAATTGAGATGAAAATCTTTGTTCACTCATAACTGCTTCCCTGTTTAAGCGCGTGATGCTTTTTGTTCGTCAATCCATTGATTTACTTCTTCTAAATCCCATCGGATAAAGTTTTGTGAAAAGCGGATTGGTTGCGGGAATTGTTTTGCGTTTACGAGCAAATTCAGTTTACTACGACCAAAGCCTACAATAGCTGTTACTTCTTTGCCTGAAATAAGTTTTTTAGATTGGGTTTTTGATTGGTTCATAAAAAAATACCTACCGTTAGTTTAACCGTGTGAAATGCAGTTGCATTTCGTTGAGTTGTCTAGACGGTAGGTATTTAATGAAATTTCAGAATGGCTAAAAATATCCTATACAAGGTAAAGATAAACCTATGCTATTACAGGGTATAACCTTTCCGAGTAAAAGGTATTAGATACCTTGTAACCAATTATTGCGGATAGTTTTAAAAGAGTATAGTTTATTATTTATAGGATCTTTTTTATGAGCTTCTTCTAATTCCTTAAAGATTTTTTGTGAAAAACTTGTTTTACTTGCTTGTTTGCCTTCTTTAGTTTTGGTTTCTAAATGATTTTTCCAGCGGCTTATTACAACCTCTTTCATTCTGTGATTTTCTTTATGTCTAGATTTTGAGGCTTTTTCGGACATTTCTTTTTTAGATTGTGTTTTTATTTCTTTGGCTTCTAATTCACGTTTAAATCTTTCAGCAGAGATAAAAGCTAGAAAAGCTCTGAAAGCATCTTGATTTCTAAGATTGCTATTTATAAAACGCTCAATATATTCAAGTGCCATAATAGCCATAATTTGATAATTTTCCATTTCATCAATTAAACCAGTATCCCTATAACCTATTTCAAGCAGCCATTCAATGATATTACTGTCATTATCCATATATCTGATTTCAACGTTAAAATCTTCAATAATTAAATCAACATTAGGCTCATATCGGTCATACCACACTTGTTTCATATATTTATTGTGTTCAATATAATGACCGTTTTCATCTTGATAGTATTCAAATGTATTTTCAGCTTCCTTAATAGCATCATTTAATATATCAGAATAATACATATCAATCGTTTCATCTATCCATTCCTGAGTTTCCTTTATATCCTTTAATGTTAAACTCTTTAAATGTTCTTCAATTAAATATATGAGGTTAGATAATTCAGAAGTGTTATCCCCATTAAATAACTTTAAGCGTATTTCCTTAAAGAAATTCTCACGGTCTTTCATAAAATGCCCCTTTCGCATTTTGCCCTTATGATAGGAACGCACCAGCAAGCTAAGGGGGCTTGCTTTCGGGGATCAGCCTAGGTGCGTTAATTCGGTTTATTTGATTTTTAGATTTACGCTAATATCTAAATCTTGTGTTTCGCCGTTTCTATCCGTAAACGTTGCTGTTCCTTTAATAATTTGACCTAAATCAATAGGTTCATTCGCTTGTTTCTCTAATTCTGCTTGAATAATCGGGCGTTGTAGCTTTTGTTTTAATTTTGCTATGTACTCATTATGCTGTGGATCATTTTCTAACTTTTCATTTAATTTTCGGTTTTCTAACACAGCGTAAATAATCCCCCACGCTATCAGCAAAAAAAAGAAAAATCCGATATTTAACCAGCCTATTCTATCGCCCACTACCCAAAGGAAAAGGGCGATAATAGGAGAAAATAACAATAGAATAAATTTAAACATACAGCCCCCTAAATAATGGCGATTTATTAGCTTATTTATAGCACTCATCGCCAAAATTTCAAGGGCTATAAATCTATTCCTTGGAACTCATCAAGGGCTTTTTTGTGTTCTTCTGTTAATTCCATTGCTAAATCGCCGTATTCTAGCTGATATGTACCGAACGACATTAAAAAGGCTATGGCTGGGTCTATTTTGTTTGCCGCCTTTTTCTTATTAGGCTTGATATTGGCGTTCGCATCGGTTTCCATTACCACATTAGACAACGCCCATGATAAAACGGGATCGCCGTTATGTTCTATCATTTGTCTATTTATCAATACTTCAGCACTTTTAGCTACTGGGCTGAACCGCTGATAGGTTTGCGGGAATGGTTCAACTTCAAGCCCTGCCGTTTGTAATTGCGTGCGTAAATGGGTTGCATTCCATACATCAAAGCCAATCATTTTTATATTAAAGCGCTCGGCATCTTTTAGAATATCGTCTCTGATTTTGTCATAATCGATACAATCGCCCTCCGTAACAATTAGCCACCCGCTACGCACCCAGTTTCGATATATAGCACGGTTTTTATTTGCCACGTTATTAAGCTGAAATTCTGGAATGTAGTGTCGTGTAAACAAACGGGCTTTATTTCCATGCGGGAACGTATAACAAAGGCTGGTTAAGTCGTTAGTGCTTGATAAATCTAAGCCTAAATAGCAATCTTGGTGCAGTAAATCGCTATCCGTGTATTGTCGTTCGCATTGCGCCCAATTCCCCTCGCCTAGCCACGGGGTCGTGCCTTGACACCACACATTGAAGCGCTTGGTTAACATCTCCACCCATTCAGAGGGAATGCCTCTCGCTTTCTTGATAGTGTTTTCAAAATCAAGGTAAGGAATGGATTTGCCTATATTGGGATTTGCTTTTATCCAGTTTTCAGAGTTGTCTATTTCGTTTTCTTCGTCTAGCTCAAAGATTAAAACAAACAAGCTGTCATTTTGTTCATTTCCGTCTAGGATTTGAGCGCAATAATCATAGTGTTGTTTACAAGCTGAAATAACATTACTGCCTGCAGTTGTGATAGCAAAGAGTAAGCCCTCTGGGCGTGCGCCTTGTCCTAGTTCTAAAGCACTATAAACGCTGTTATCTGCGTGTAAATGGTATTCGTCCACGATAGCAAGGCTTGGATTCGTTCCCTCAATAGTTGAAGATTTAGCGGCAAGCGGTCGCATAATACTATTGCTTTTAGGGTTGATTAGCTTGTGTTGTTGAATGTTAAGGCGCTTCTTTAGTGGGGCAGAAAGCAAACACATTTGGCGAGCATCATCAAAAACGATTCTAGCTTGGTCTCGGCTTACTGCTGCGGTGTAAATATCTTGTTGTCCGTCTTCTACCAATAGAAACCAGTTAGCTAACAAGGCTGCTACGGTTGATTTGGCGTTCTTTCTTGCTACTTGAATATAAGCAGAGCGATACTTTCTTAAGCCTGTATCTTTGTGCTTAAAGCCTAATAGGTTAGCAAATAAAAACACTTGCCAATCTGAAAGGATAATAGGCTGGCCGTGCAAATGTCCTTTAACGTGCGGGCATAGTTTCGAAAAGGCGAGGAATTTATTTACCACGTTTTCATCAAAGAAATAATCGGGGTTCTCTAAATCGCTAAAATAACGCTCTACGGCTTGTTTTATCTTCTTACAAGCCACTATCTCGCCTGCTCTTACTTTCTCTGCGTATGCTTGCCAGATTGCCATCTTCTACCTACATTGTAAGCACTTGATCGAACATATCAGCCGCTTCTACCTCAATAGGATTTTTTCTGCGGCTTACTGGGTCAAATCCTAAAAGAGATGACATTTTAACCATCACTTTTTCCGCATCAGCTTTAGCAGAAAGAGCTGGGTTGCGAGATTGCGTACCTTGACTATTTACGATTGAAAAGCCGTTGTTGTGAATATCTTCTACGGCCGCGCGAAAGAGAGAATAATTTACGCAATATAATTCGAGATGAATTAAGTCTGCTTCTTCAATATCTCCACGTTCGAGAAGTTGCGGGATTCTGTCTTTCCATACAGCCTTTGCGATTGGGTCTAAAAAGCTGGGTGGGTTGTGTGTTTTTTTCTTGTTCTTTGTTGTCATTGCGTGTCCTTATTTTTTAAAAAAATGCCGTGCGTAAAAATTTAAGGGGGCGGGCGGTTCTGACGGATTGAGCTTTTCTTTTCAAAACTGCCCCCACCTGTTCAAATTGTCTTTTTGTAATCGTTTAATTTAAAGCAAAGCCCAAAGTTGGATTTTGTTCAAAATTTATACCAGTCCAAATTTGGTCTGGTTCTTAACCGGCTCAATTTTGAGCGCGTTCAGCTGTGTTCACTATTTAGGTATTAAGTTGAATCCAGAGATTTATAATCATTACAAATAGCAATGAGTTCATCATGAGTTCGTTATCGTAGTTCATTTTTTCGCTCCAAAGCCTCTTTGGTCTATCACTCTTGTCTTGTAGCTATGGCAATCACGACAAAGGGGCTGATGGTTATCTTCTACCCAGAATAGCGGGTCTGCTTGTCCGTTCTCTACTGGCGTTATATGGTCTATTACAGTTGCGGGTGTGTAGATTCCTTTCTTGAGACACATTACACAGAGCGGGGGAAGTCGTAAGTATTTCAGGCGGTATTTGCTCCACGCATAGTTATATCCGCGAGCGCTGCTGCTTACTCTTGTATCCTTTGGCTTGTGTTCATCACATCTGCCAGACTTAACCTTATTTTTACAGTTAGGGTAACTGCATCTTCTTAACGGTTGGTAAGGCATAAGTACCTCAATAGATAGCGGGTTCTCTGTACACTTCCCACAATGCTTTAATCGTCATTGGGATAACTGTTTGCGCTGTGTCTGTTGTCATCTCTCGGTTGGTATATAAAAGCCCAATATAGAGTAAGCAGCCTACTTTGATTGCTGGAGAAAATGGGATTGTTGTTTCCGTCTTGGTTTCTCCAAAAGTTTTCCCTATATGCGTTTGGCATACTTCAAGTGCTGCTGCCTTGTAGCCCTCAAGTAACTCATCATCTAAATCATGATCAAGATTTAAATGTGCTTTGATGTCATCTAGGGTTAAATTAATATTCGCCATAAGCCTCGCCCTCTTTACACATTAACTGCAATTCTCGGTGTGATTCCATACTGTCAATCACCGAATAAATATCAAATAGTCGTTTACCGTATTTAATCCGCATTTTGTTTGTAATGCCCTCAATGTAGCGAATGCGAATGCGGATGATGTTTTCACCCATTTGAAACGGGCCACTAAAATACTCTCGCCCTTGTAGTGGCTCTACGCTTGCTCGCACTGTTGCAACGTTCCGCCAAACAGCCTTATTTTCTCCATACTGATTAGCGGCTTGTTCTCTTTTATAGTCTCGCTTTTGAATGGTAACTACCTTGTTATATTTGCCGGCTTTAATCATTCTGCCCATATATACTTCATTCTTTATTTCCGCTATTAGCACGTTTAACTTCTACGATTTGTTTCCATGCTTGACTGAATTCATCACCTCCAGCATAAGGCGCAAGTCCTTCTCGTCTGCGAACTTCATTTGGAGACATTACCCCCGCTTTGATTGCTACATCATAACTACTGAAACGTTCGCTTTGACTGGTGCGCAATAAATCGCTAGTGTCAAACTCAATTTAAAAGCGCTTTTTGCTATTGCTTGTTAAGTCAATCATGAGCGCATCTTTTAATTGTTGCTCAAAGTTAGTTAGCCACGGTCTTAATGTTTGAGATAGAAAAGCTCGGCTTGCTTAGCTGAAGTTCGCATAGCTACTATTTGAATAGTCCTGTAAGAAAATTGGGCTGATGTTGTAGATTCGAGCAATATCAGAAATAGTAAAGGTTCGACTTTGTAACCATTCTGCATCTTGGTTTGTCATGCCTAACTGCTTATATTCCATTGAGCCTTCAAGGATTGGGGTTTTCCCTGCGTTCTTCGCACCCTTGAAACGCTCTAACGCTTCCATTGCTTTTCGTCCTTTTACCTCATCTAGCCAATCAGCAGTAGAGATTAAGCCACTAGCCATTAAGCCGTTTTTCATAATGGCTGAACCGTGTCGCTGTTGCGCTAAACCTAGTCCAACTGTTTCACGGCAAATAGCAATAGGCGAGCGCCCCATAAATCCATCTAAAGAGCTATGGCGCAAATGTAAGACCTCATCTTGAAGATAGTTTTTTGTAACTCCGTTTAAGTCTGTGATTTGATAAATGTATTCGCCAGTTGTTTTCTGATAGATGTTTACTGCGCTAGGTTGATACGGTGTTAGGCTTACCGGTTCGCCCTTATGATTCCATTCAATAACGGCATACGCATTGCCAGTTAATAAGCAATGGCGCATCATCGTATATTTAAACTGGTAAGGCGTTTGATTGCGGTTCGGCATTTCATTAAGCAGATATTCTACTGGGTGCTGATAAACTCTTTCGCGGCCATCTTCTTTTAATGAATACAAATAGCAAGGCATAGAAGCTACAGCCTCTGCAATTACTGTTACAGCATTCATTACAGCGGGCAAGGCTTCTGCGGTTTGAGGGCTGACAAATTCCCCCGCGCCGGTATTACTTACATTCATATAAGATAAAAGCTCATCAACACTAAGTATTGCGCTGCGTTGTTCTTTCCGTCTAAATGGATTCCACATTCTACGCCTCCATAACTTCTAACCAGCGTTTAAAGAGTGAGGCTGATTTACTGCTTGCTTGCCCTTTAGCTGCAGCCATTGAGCGCTTGGCGATTTCTACGCTACTTTCTGGGTAAGCTGGAATGCTTGTTACTGTGATTTCAAACAGTTCTGCTTTAAGTACCGTTCTTTGGCAAGGCTCGGTATCGAACTTCCATTCTTCTTGAGTTGCGTAAAAGCCAAAAGACATTCCTGTAATATCGCCTCGAGCAACACTAACTAATAAATCTTTCCCTAGTGTTGTATCTGGTGGGGTAAGCTCAAAACGTAAACCGATGGAATCTTCTTCAAGTTTTAACGTTCCTGCGCTTGTTCGTCCTAGTAGCTTGGTATAATCGTGTTCAAAGAGTGCGCGAACATCTTCGCCACTTGCTAGGCTTTCGCTAAATGCGTTTGGAGCAAAAAGCTCTACAAAATCACAGTAAAGCACTTGAGAGGGGCTATTCCATTTAACAGCGTAACCAACTAACTTTTGATTTTCTTCATCAGTTGAAAGGGTTGTTGAGCGGATTTCAAATTCTTGTTTCATATGCTACCTATTAAGCAAAAAGGGGCTTACGCCCCCTTTATGGTTTATGCTGTGGTTTCAATTACTTTAATCGCATTTGAATCGACCACACCACCGCCTAAGTATTTATCGGTGTGTACTTTGTAGAAGCCCGCTTCTGTTAGATTGTCTGGGCGAGTTCTTACGCCTGTTTCATGATCTACAATGAAGTAACCACGTTTGAAGTCGCCAAAAGCAATTACTGGCTTATTCACACCGCCTGTTGGCATTGTTTCTAAGAAATATACTGGACGACCTAATAAAGTTGCTGGTGCATCTGCTGTTAAACCATCTCGCCAGATATAATCGCCGTTTTTGTTTTTGAGTTTCTGTAATACTGCTGCAATAGTAGATGACATTACCCAAACAGCATTTTTACGGTATTTGCTATGAAGCATATAGAAAGCATCAATTAAATTATCCGCATCAATTTTAGCTACGCCAGCCACTTCGATTTTTTGAAGTTTGCCGAATTGTCGAGTTTTGTCATCTTCGGTTGTGCGGTCATAAGCTAAGAAGCCTTTTGCTTTCTTGTCACCATCGCCAGAGGTTAAGTCCACTTCTTCTGTTTCAGTAAAGGTTTCAGCGATTTCATCAGTTAACCAACCTAAAACATCAATGCTAGAGAAGTCCAAAATCTCTTGCGTAGTTTTCGGGTAAGCATAGATAGAATTTAATGCGATAGTAACTTCATGGAGTTTAGGGGTTGTAGTGCCAGTGCGTGCCGTTCCCTCTGTGCCATGCGTTACAGTTGCGCCACCTGCAGAAACAAGTTTTTTGTATTCTTTAGCACCCATAGGCAAGCGCACCACATTACAAAGCTGACGCATCACGCTATCATCTGTTAAGCGTTTCATCACTTCTTTGTCTAACTGTGGAATAACTGAATAGCCACCATCTTCGCCGCTAGTAGTTGTTAAATTGCGAAGCTCGCCAGTTTTAACGTAATGGCGTAACTCATCATTTGAGTGTTGTTTTGTGCTACGTTGTTCCACAGAGTGCGCTTGCCCTTCAAGGCTGCGTTCTTCATCTGCTACGGTTTCGTATTTACTAATTTCATCGCTCATTTGCTTAATCAAATCTTTTAACTTCTCAAAGTCCGCTGATTCAACTTCATTTAAAGAGCGGTTTTCTTTTTATGCTTTCTCAAGCATTGCTCGCATTTCTGCTACTTTTCCTGCCTTTTGTTGGCGTAACTCTAATAATTTTTTAAACATAGAATGTTCCTTATAATCATCTTAATTAAGACGGCTACAATTAGCCCATAAAACAATATAAGCACTAAAAAGATAAAGTAAATAGTATAAAATTTGAGCGGTTGGCTACGTTAAAAGTAGTTGAGTAGATAAAATTTGTTTGCTTCTTTTTTGTACAAATAAAAAATATAAGTGAAAACTAAGATAGTTATAGGAAAAATAGAGATGACGGGTTAATGACGGGTTAATGACGACTTAATGACGGGTTTATAATATACAAATTATTGATTTATATATATTTTTTATAAAAACATGACGACCTGACGACTTTATAAGAAAAAAATCTAACTTCTATATTTAAAAAAATAATCAGTAACTAGCTATCTAAGGATTGGAGCATTCAGTTTTTCCTTATGTAACCACGATTGTAACCACGAAATAAATAGATAAGCAAAAATCATTTAATATCAGTGTGTTAAATGATGAGCTCGAGTCCGACCACTCACCAATTCAACTTTTCTCAACATCTCACGAAATCCCAAAACCCTTTACGAATCCTTTATTTTTCTAGCTTTACAGCCTTTTTATTGTCTTTTTGCATCTCACATAATATCTATACAGCCCAGAATTTTAGGGAGATATTTAGGGGGGCAGATCAATTTACTGTGCCATCTATGATATTTCCATCTTTATATAAGCGAGTAATCGCTATTTTTTATACGCTTTTTATAGCCAATTTGCCAGTAAGTATACTTACTAGTGTTATCTCTTTACAGAGATAACACAAACATCTTGCTAAGAAATTTTCTATAATAAGGAATGAAAAATGAACAAGTTTAAAATAACTGTTACTACAACATTACTCGGTTTATCATTAATGAGCGTATCTACTTACGCTAATATATTGACTGCTGAACAAGTAAAAATAGAAGCAGCAAGGGCGGATCGCAATCTGCAGGCAGCGTATGAACTGCAAAAAGGTAATTATTCTAAAGCTATAGAATATGCTGAACCTGTAGCAAACGCACCTATTAACGAATTCAACCAAGAGATTATTTCAAGTTCTCAATTTATCCTCGGCTATAGTTATTTAGTTAAGAAGAACAAAAAGAAAGCAATATTATGGCTTCAAAAATCTTGTAAAAATGGCTTTTCTAATAGTTGCGAAATGTTAGAAGAAATTAAGAGATAGTAAAATGAATGATCTATTTATTAGTTCTGTAATTCTTATAGTTTTACTTTTAATTGCATTATTTGGATTAAAAGTAATGAATATAGAAAGAACAATTGGAAAAATTATCGTGCTTTTTTCATTAAGTGTTGGATATGCTTTTACCTTAGGCGATGTTCTTACATTTAATAATGAAAATATGCCTGTCTTAAATTGCATTCAGTTAGTATATTATTCTGCAATAAGTTTCTTTGTTTTCGGCTTTGCTGGATTATTTTTTAGCACAAAAGCGGGAATAAGTGAAAACGGTTTAAAATAA